CTGCATAGGCATCACTGTATTGCAACTCATAAATTTTATCTTCTAAACTCATAATAATTCCTTTTTCTCAATTCAGACTCTATTATACTACAATTGGCACGAATGTCAAGCATTATTTGTGGTTCGTAAGTCATTGATTTGATTGAAGATTCTCTGAGACACTTAGATAGTCTATTCCCGCCCTTCCAACCCTCTAATTATAACACAGAATGACATAAAAGTCAAGCATTTCTGTAAGTTATTGATAATAAACGGTAAATTCTTAGAGATTAAACTGGAATACTTGCTGGTTTAGTTACTAGTTTACGTAAAGGTTAGTGAGCACTTACATTGGAAATTACGGATGTGCGTTTGTCACAGAGTTATACACAGAGTTATACACAGAGTTATACACAGGATTAACGGTATTGTTGAGATTCTCTGATTAATTGTGGTATATTATTGATATCGCCATATATTGGTAATTCGCTATATTCTAAATTGTATTGTTTTTTTGTATTACTATCATTGAGGTAATCTTTGAATAGATTATTAATATTAATATGGTATTGTTTTACTGTGAATACTACATGACCTTCATATGATTTCCAATTGGGGTATAGGTCATATGCATAGTTTGTATTATATTCTGGGAATTTACTTTTACTAGTAAGCATATACAATTTTAGTTTATTGTTATCAATATATGGTTTTGTTACTGAGAATGGTATTACTGCCATATTGATATGTTGTCCTAATACGTCTAAAATACTTTGTTGTGCTGATTTATAATTGATTAGGATATGTTTGATTGGTAATTGCAAGGCAGCGATTTTTGAACTCATTGACTGACTACCTATAGTAATTGGTAGGTTCATATTTGGCATATTAATATAGACAAAGCTTTGAGGTTGTATTTTAATTTTTGTAATTATATTAATTTTATTTAAATGTTCTGGTAATATATTAGACAATCCCATGAGTCCTATAGTATTAACTGGGTTGTCTAGGATATACTCCATAGCGAGTATACCTTCGGCGCCAGGTTTATATATTGGTATTAATGTTATGTTTTTAGTCTCTGCAAATTGTTTTAATTGATTAAAAGTTATTGTTGCGCCACCACCGGGTGATCCATGCATAACGACTCTAATTGGTTGTTTAACTGGTTGTGCATGTGCAACTAAACAGAATAGGAATAGGATAATATATTTCATAGGTAATATCTTTTTGATGATAATCTTTTGATTTTGGATACTATGTTATATGATTGGTCATAGGATTTTATCCATTGGTTATTGATATTATTGGTAAGACTACGGAGGGTATTAATGAATATATCTTTGTGGTGTGTATTTGATTGCCAAAACCATTGGTCTTTAGTATTTAAAAAGTTATTAGATTGTTTATTGTATTGTTGTATATTTACTTTTGAATTTGGGTAAATTATTTTTTTAAGGTCATTTTCTGCTAGGATTGTTTGTTTATTATCATCAACATAGACGGAAACTTCATGGAATATATCATTATATGATGATTGTTTGGATTTTAAGTATTTTCTGAGTAATGGTATTGATAAATGGTTTTTGATTAGGTGTGATTGTTTTATGATAATATTAACTGATTCGATGCAAGGACTTTGATAGAATGCTTCATCAATAGCATTTGGTGTATTAGTTATAGGATTTGAATGTAATTGCATATTATCACGGAAAGAAAAGAACCATTGTTTATTAGCATGGACTACAATTGGTTTATGGTTACCCCATATGAAACATATTTTTTTACCTGAATTGTATAAATCTTTCCACAATTTAACATTAGTATTTAATATGTTACCTGCTTTAGGTTTTGACATTGCAATTGGTGCACCACTATTACATATATTAAAATTCATATCAAAATTATAATTATTATATATTTCAATTGTTTTTTGTGTTACATCATATAGTCTATAGATAGTTTTTAAATTATATTGATTGATATATTGTTCTGCGGTTTCTTTAGCACCATTTTGGCATAAGATTTCATAGTTTAAATTATTATCATCAGAATTGTTTATATGGCTACAGATTTCATCTAAATGTATATTATTCTTAACAAAACAATCTAATATATTTTGAGAATCAGAACCACCACTATACATCAAAACAATATAATCATAAGATGATCTTAATTGTTCACATCGTTTTCTGTATAGAGTATCAATAGAATCTGATGGTTGTTTAGACCAATTAAAACTGCTAAAATATTCATCATGGTAATGCCAAGTAACTTGTGTTGGATCATCACACAATCTCATTATTTCATATTTGCTTGAGGTTTTTATATCTTTATATTGATAATAACCGTATTGGTATTCATTCATATTTAAATGTTTTAAATAGTTTATCCCATATAGGTATGAATAGACCATAGTTATACTTTGATTCTTTATGGTGTATTAGATGAACTCTGCCACTCATGAGATATGGATAGATATCAAACTTAGGATTATGTTCTATTGATTCTTGAATGAATGCTGACCAGATATAATAGAATAGGAGTATATACCATTGATTGGTGATATAACAGAATATGATAGTAGGTATCATTTCAGTTATCCATACATCAACGGTGCTAATCATATTATCTTGATAGATGAATAGATTAGACCAATGCCATTTAGGTGGTAGATTTCTGCTTATATGTCTATGGTGCCCATGATGTATTTGTTTGATGATAGGTATAACATGGGCACCTCGGTGCATAACATATATCATTAGAGTCCATAATAAAAACCAAAGTATAATCAAATTATTGTTCTTTCAGGTATTCTGTAACGATTTCTTCTTGGAAAGATTTTTTTGATTTATAGAATGTTGTATCAAATTGTTTAGAATAGTTTTTAAATAGAAAATAGGCATCTGTTTGCCATGATATTACTTCGCCATGAATAAGGATTGGTGAATCATTGTTAGGTATATTATGAACAAAATTGCTAGTAATTTCATCAATTTGTTTTAGGTATGGGTCATCCATGTGGTCAATATTCTTTTCAATCCATGTAGAGGATTCTTCATACATTTTCTTGATTAGGTTTTCTAGGTATGGACCTGCTTTATGAATTGGCATTACATGTAGATTGGCATGAATATAATCTACTAGCACATCACTAATTGCTTTATTACGATACATAGATTTCCAATCATCTGTATCACTATTCATAATCCATTCATTATGTTCTATTGAGAATTTAACTGGAAAATATGCAGTTGGCATAGGTTTTGTAGTGAAGTCTATTGCATCATTTTTATGCACTATATGACCTTGAGCATTATAATAATGGGCACGTTCCCAACTATTTTTATTAAAATCCCATGCCCAAGTATCTGCAGTAGGTGGTGCGAAGTCAACAATCTTTTCTACTCTAGGATCTGTAATATCAATGAAACCTAGAAACAAACCTTTAGAATCTACTGCTAATTTTTTAATACCAACTGAAGTCCTAGTATTAGCAATGAATTCTTTAATTTCTTCTATTTGATCAGTATTTAATTTAATATCAATATCAGTATCAGGTAATGCATAGAATTTTTCAAAGTCATAATATCTGATATATTCATATTCAAAAGACAATTTTGGTTTATCATCTAAACCTATTTGACCATATTGATCTTGAATATATCTACCATTTTTATACCAAATGAATGTGTTCATATTAGAATCCCGATACGTCTGTTGTTGTATTATTTTTAGTTAACCATGCTACTATAACAAAACCATCTTTACATGCTACACCCGATGAATTAAAATTTAATGGCGCTGAAATTGTAGATGCACCACCTGATCCATAATTTAATATGTATGGTTGAGCATAACCTTGTAATTCTGGTGCTTCGGATACTTCTTCGCCATATGTTGGTATTAAATTATTACCATAGTTACCTGATGAACCTCCATTATCACCACCACCGCTATCACCAGCATGACCACCCGCAGTGTATCCACCTGCGCCACCACCTGCGCCACCTTCATCACCGTTACCATTGGGAGCATTCATACCTGCGCCACCACCAGCAGTATATGTGGCATCACCATATACTGTGCGACCATCTTTTGGTTGACCTGGACTGTTGTTGCCACCACCCCCACCACCAGGACCTCCTGATGCAACTACTAATGCTGTTCCACTTCTAAGAATTGCACTTGAACCACCGCCACCACCGCCAGACCCTGAACTAGGTGTAGGACCACGTAGACCACCTTGCCCACCAGTTTGATAACCACTACCACCTGCTGCATTGTAATAATCACCACCTGAACCACCACTAGTACCACCTTGTCCAACAATCAATGTTAATGTTTCTCCTGCTGTTACTGCAAGCCAACCTCTAACTCTTTTACCTTCATAGACTGGATGATATCTATATCTTAAAAAGTATCCTCTGTCTGTAGTGCTAGGAAAGTTAGAAAAATATCCGCCACTACTATCACTTCTACCATAACCAGCAAGCCTATCATTACCACCTGAACCACCATACCCACCCATAACATCAAAATATATCATACTTACACCAGTAGGTATTGTTACTGAGTATGTACCTGCAGTGGCACGAGCATACACACCTGCGGGATTACCTTTGACACGTGGTGCTTCTTGTCCACCTAACCAAGATACATCATATCCATTAAATACAATTGCAGCACCTGGCGCCCCACCAATACTACCTGGCCAATACTGATTAGTCGCACCACCACTAAGAACACTTCTATGATTTGTTACATCATCACTATATGTTGTAGCACCTGCAGTATAGGTTCCAATAGTATATTGACCATTCTTTCCTACTTTACCAAATTCACCACCACTACCACCATCACCGGCACGTAATTCAAAGGTGACTCCTTTACTAGCAGTATATGATACTGCATTTCCGCCTGACCCACCCGCAGGACCACCAGTAGCAGATTGTCCTACACCACCATCACCACCTGTTACTTGATGAAGCATTGTATCAATGCCGTGTCTTGACCCACCACCTGCACCACCTCCACCACCTCCACCATAAATGTAACCATTACTATTATTAATTGATACTGCCCATCCAAGATTTAATGCGTTACCACCTGTACCTGTGCCACCAGTAGGTTGATTATAATCACCTGCAGGTCTACCACTACCAGCACATCCAACAATATATCCATTGTTGATAATTGTAATTGTTGAACCTGTTGGCCATGATGTGCCTGTATCAAATGCAGGTATTGATGTGCTATTTGAATATACATATACACCAGCATTAATTGTAATTGTAAAATCAATTGCACCATTTATATAAGCAGAATAATTTGCAGTCATATAATCACGGAGATTAAACTGAACTGTATTGGATGAGATTGTAAGATTAAATGCCCATCTTAATTGTGTATTGTAATATGAACTTACAGCGATATTAAAATTGCTTGATGTAATGCCTCTATTAGGATAATTAGCAGGCACATAAGTACCACCTCTAACATATTCACTCATACCAACAGGATTTGATCCACCAAATTCTGTTTGTATTTCAGTTAATGCTAATGAGCCTGAACTTTTAATAGTCATTTAATGCCTTTACCAATTGATTTTTTCTTCTTCATCATCTTCGAATGATGGTATATTTATCGCAAAATCTTCAGGCTTTAACATATACTCTCCTGCCCTTCTACGATTAAGATTCTCCATTGCATATTTATTCATCTTTGCAGTTGCTAATCCTTCAGGTGTTCTGTAATATTCAGTCAATTTAAGACTACGTTTTAGTTTATCTTCTTGACTATGTGTTCTTACATTACCACAACTGCGACTACAATATGGTCCTCTTTTAGTGTGTTCAGTGCCACATCTAGGACATTCTTTCATGCCAATAAATTATTGATATAATAAACTGCTTCAGTCTCACTAGTAAAATATCTTATTAGAACTTCATCACTAGCGATAGACTGAAACAGTAACAATACATTATCACCACATATTGAAAACTTAATAATCCATCCTCCCCTAATAACAGGGATAAAACTTTTTGTATTACTTCTTATTGCCTGAAAAGGCGTAATTTCCTTGGATGATTTGTTTTGCATTTTCTGTACCAGTTTCCATAAATTTTACCATACTATCTAAGTATGTATTCTTTTCAGAACCTGTGAATTTACTAAATGCATCTACATATGATTTAACTGCATCAACCTGAACATCAATCAAATCTACTGCCAACTCTTGTGTTTTCTTTGTATCAAACATGATTCTTTTTCCTTAATGAACGTGCTTCAATTAATGTTTCTACCATAATTTTAATGAAATTTTTAATCTTTTCTAACATTTTTGTCCTCTTTAGTAAAGGCCTCACAATGAAGCCTCTACTATTATATATCAAAAAATGACACAATGCAACAATAATTTAAGATGATATATTTACAACCTTCGCATTAGATATTTTCACTTGGGCATCTTCTTGTTGTATCCGTGCTAAGATATAATCTTTTACCAATGATGACCTAACTATATCTTCAACTGTGAATTCAATCCGTGTAAATGCAGACATATGCATAGCAATATCAAAGAACTTTAATATGCCACTCATATCATTCTTACGTTTGGTTAAATCTGTTTGCCTATAATCACCACACCATATAATTTTAGACCTATAACCTACCCGTGTCATAACAGTATCAATCTCTTCAAAATTCAAATTCTGCATCTCATCTACAATAATGATTGCATCATCAAATGACATACCACGAATGAATGAGGTTGATATGAACTGAACATAACCTTGTTCTTCTAATCGTTCCCATGCATCTTTCCGATCAAATAGAGTATGACAGATTTGTTTGTATGGTTGCTGGTAAATATCCATTTTTTCATCTACATCACCAGGCAAGTGTCCCATCTCTCTTGACTGAACTGCAGACCTAACTACAATAACTTTCTTAAATGGATTTGATTTGTCTAAAACTTCTTCTAGTGCTTTGTATAATGCACAGAATGTTTTACCTGTACCTGCAACTCCGTGTAATGCTATAAAATAATCACCGTGTCTATATGCTTCAAAGAATGACTTTTGGTTCTCTGTTAATGGTTGAAATGTTTTTAGGTCATCAATTCTAATTTTGAGTGTTTGATGAGTCTTGGTTGTTTGTCTTTCAACGACATTATTTGCAGATTGTTTTCTGGACATATTATTCCCTTTAAATGGGCTCTGTGTATTTTACACGATACCCAACTGTTATAGTATTCTTCAGATAACAAAGCATTTCTTGTAAATATTTCATATGTTTCAAAGTATGAACAAGGTGCTCTTGTTTTGCATAAATGTAATATTGTGCGTTTGAAATTCTCCTTTCCGTATTGTTGAACATCTTTCTTTACTTCATCAGAGGAAGACCAATAGGTCATCCAATCAGATTGTTTTCTGATTTTCTTTTTCTTACCTTTGATTTGTTGTGTACCAGATTTGGTAAAGAACTTACGACCGATATACTTTTTACCAGTCGTAAGATTCTCTATGAGATAAACGAAACCGTAATAGGTTTCTACATCTTCTTGTGTGAATTCAATATTATTATAAAACCATGTCATAATAATATATAGTTAATTAGATATCTTCGTTTTGATATTCTTTATTTACTATCAGATATTCAGCACAGAACGGACAATATGTGGGACTATCTTCACAATCATCCTCATCGTAAATTATTTTATACTTTGAGTCACAATTGTCACAGTGGTGTTTTAAAATCATTTTCTATTCCTTATGATGCTTTCCCCCATACATCTCCCCATGAACCTCCTAATGCACCCTTTGCGTAATCTGTAGCACGATTCTCAAAAAAGTTTGTATGAACTGGTGCATTAATCATCTCTTCAACCCATGGTAAGGGATTGCGTTTAACTTTAAATATGCCTTTAAGACCCAATGATATCAGTCTACGGTCAGCAATATATCTTATATATGTTTTAACTTCTTCTGGTGTTAAACCCTCAATTGCACCTAATCCAAATGATAAATCAATGAACTTATCCTCCAACTCAACCATTCTCTCTGCAATACTATAAATTCTTTCTTTCAACTCATCATTCCATATCTCTTTGTTCTCTTCAATAAATGTTCTAAACAATTTAATCATGGACTCAGCGTGCATTGTTTCATCAACGATAGACCATGTAATGATTTGTCCCATACCTTTCATCTTACCATGTCGGGGAAAGTTTAATAACATAATGAATGAACTAAACAACTGCATACCTTCAGTAAATGCACTGAATACAGCGATATGCGTAGCAGTATTATCTATTGTAGAATTCTGTTGCGAGATATTCATTACATAATCATGTTTCTCTACCATCTCTTTGTATTCCATGAATTCATTATAGGTAGACTCTGGCATACCTAATGTTTCAATCAGATGACTATATGCTGCAATGTGTAATGCTTCTCTTGCTGCAAAACCCATCAACATCATTCTAACTTCAGGTTGAGGAAAATGAGGCAGATAGTTATTAACATAACCACCAGCAACATCAATATCACCTTGAGTAAAGAATCTAAAAATGTTTGTAAGAAATTTCTTTTCTTCGTCTGTTAGTTTCTTTTTCCAATCTTTAACATCTTCTAGCATTGGTACTTCACTATGAATCCAATGAGATTGTTCATGTTCCAACCATGCATCATAGGCCCATGGATAGTTAAACGGTTTGAATGATACTCTCGTGTCTGTCAGTTTTGATTTTGTTTTTGCGGCGTTCATATTTCTTTGCTCCAATAATTGTTACATTGCTTTCTGTTTCTATCCATACTCTTGCACCACAAGATAATGGTTTATCTGGACTATACACTATTTTTGAAGGACCGTCAATAGATACTTCATGACCATAAGTGTTTGTCTTTCCTTGTTTAACTGTAAGAACTGGTTCATTTTCTTTGTGTATTCTGTTACTCTTTATTATGTGTTGATTAACATGAATAATAGTTTTCATTATATTAGTCCTAGTTTCTTCCAATCTTCACGAATCTTATTCTTTACATTAATAGGCAATGCAACGTAATCTAATTCATCTGCTAACTTATCACCACTAGTAAATGCCCAATCAAAGAACTTCAATGCATCTTTAACTTGAACAGGATTGGTTGGTTTAACGTGAACTAATATGAATGTAGCACCACTGATAGGCCATGCACTTTTACCAGATTGATTAGTCAAGATTTGATAGTATGTTTTGTTCCACTCTGCATTACCTGCGGCAGCACGAAATGCATCTTCATCGGGCGCAACCCATGTGCCTGCAGCATTTTGAACTTGAACCCAATTCATTTTAGTTTGTTTAACATATGCATACTCAACATATCCAATAGAACTAGGTAACTGTTTGACCATTGCAGATACACCTTCATTACCTTTACCGCCAGCACCTTTCTTCCAATTCACTGCAGTGCCTTCACCAATTGTATCTTTAAACTCTTTATTAACTTTACTGAGATAGTTTGTCCAGATGAATGTTGTACCACTACCATCTGCTCTACGAACAATATTAATCTCTTCACTAGGCAATGGTAACTTAGGGTTCAGTGCTTTGATTGCAGGATCATCCCATTTAGTAATCTTTGCTAGATAGATATCAGCGATGATAGTACCAGTCAATCGTAACTGACCTGATTCAATACCTTTTACATTGATAACTGGAACAACACCACCAATCACTGTAGGAAATTGAAACAGACCAATCTCTTTTAACTTATCATCTGTCAATGGCATATCACTTGCACCAAATGCAACTGTCTTTGCTTCAATCTGTTTAAGACCTGCACCTGAACCTACACTTTGATAATTGATTTGCATATTTGTTGCTTTGTTATATGCTTCTGCCCACTTGGCATACAATGGTGCAGGGAATGTAGCACCTGCACCTGTTACTTGAGCATATGCAATGTTTGATACTAGTAATAGAACTGTAAGTAATGTTTTCATTTTTTATCCTTCGCAAGCTAGACACTCGTTACCCTGAGCAATGGCAGTCATATCTAATTCTTTAATTATGTTTCGCTCAATTCGTTTTGATATCTTATCTGCTTTACCAATCTTTTCACTACGGCAATAGTATAGTGTTTTCAGTCCACGTTTCCATGCTAAGAAGTGACAAGCATGTATGTATTTGATATTTGCATCTGGTCTAAAGAATAGATTTAATGATTGTGATTGATCAATATACAATTGTCTATCTGCAGCATGTTCAATCACCCATCGTTGATCTATTTCCATTGATGTTTTGAATACATCTTTTTGATATGCATCTAGAATATCTAGATGTTGAACTGAACCATCATTAGCAATAATACTAGACCAGATATCATTATAATCATTTTGGTTAACTAAACCAGAATCATTTGCTAATTTAGTTTGAATGAATCTATCTAACCATTTGTTCTTTGCTAATGACGATCCAGATAATGTATCCTGACGATAAGCATTAGCACGATAAGGCTCAATAGAAGGACTAGTGTTTCCCATAATGATAGAACTGGAAGCATTTGGTGCAATAGCCATAAGATGGGAGAAACGCAAACCACTGCCAACAGCATCTGGAGCTTCTCCTCTAAGTTGCCCCAACTCTTTATTGGCTTCATCTAGTTTACTCCTTATATGTTTGAACATTCTAATGTTAGCAGATTTAGCAGAAGCACTTTCAAATGCGATTAGGTTCTTTTGTAGATACGCATGAAAACCGAGAGCGCCAACACCAATAGACCGTTCACGCATAGCAGAGTATCTTGCCCTTGATATGCTGTCAGGAGCATTATCAATGAAATACTGAAGAACATTATCGAGCATCTCTGCGGTGTCTCTAAGAAATAATTTATCATCTTTCCAATCATCATAATACTCCAAGTTAAGTGAAGATAAACAACATACTGCTGTTCTATCTTTATTAGTCGGTAGAATAATCTCACTACACAAATTGCTTTGTTGAATCTTTAATCCTAATTTCTTTTGAAACTCTGGCATCTTAGCATTACTTGTATCAATATAATGAACATATGGTTCACCAGTCAACATTCTATTCTCTAATAGTTTTTGCCATAACTCTCTCGCAGATACAACTTCACGAACAACACCTGAATTAGGATCTTTTAGTTCCCATGAATCATCTGCTTGTGGGTCATACATTGACTGTTCAACTAATCGCATGAAATCATCTGTTACATTAACACCATGATGAAGATTTAATGCACGAAGATTTTGATCACCAGTAGGTTTTCTCATATCAAGAAACAATAGAATATCTGGATGTGATATATCTAAGTATGCAGCATAACTACCTCTGCGTGTTCTGCCTTGACGATATGCTAAACAACTTGCATCATATGTTTTTAGGTGCGGCATGATGCCTACTGATTTATCATCTGAACTACGAATACCTAGACCAATACCTACACCACCACCTAACATTGATAACCAGTTAACCTCCGATAAGCAATCAACCAAACCTTCTGCACTATCATGCAGATAAGGTAGAAAACAAGAAATAGGCAACCCACGCCTACTCCTCCCAAAAGAAAGAATAGGAGTAGAATATGACAACCAATGCTTACTGGAATAATCATAAAGGCGTTGACCATGAGCTGAATCCGTTGCGAACATTTTGGATACATAGGCAAATCTCTCTTGTGGTGAAACTTCGTCATCTTTCATGTAACTTTCTTTTAGTCTTTTCAAACCTAACTCATCAAACAAACTATCTCTACTGTAATCTATTACTATCTCCGACATTTCATACTCCATTTTTATTGTTCTATAAATTCTTTTATCATAGGAAAAATTGGTTCAATTATATTTGCACATTCTATTGCAACTTCTCTGTGTTCTTTTTGTGTACCATTACCACTTCGTAATTGTATATAATGTATCCAACTTCTCAATGTGCCATTCATGTATAACTTAGACATGGTCATACCTTCTGGCATTACTGCTCTTGCTTGTTCTTTCGCAATACCATTATCTATTGCCCATTGATAGGCATTCATTGCATGATTAGATACTACTACTTGTTGCATACGCCATTGATTCTCTAATTCTTCATTATCAGTTTCAATACTATTTTGACGATTCTTTGTATCTTGTAGTCTTGCTTCTTTGTATTCAACACCTAATATTGTTGCATTAGCATATCGTTGACTAAACTCTTGAAAACTAAAACTACGGTGTCTTAAAATCTGTCGTGCAATATCTCTTGTTGTTGATATCTCTAAACAAATATTGACCATCTCAAAGGGTGACCAATGATTGTTTTTAATCAAATAACGAATTAACTTTTGAGAATTCATCATATTGATTTGATTATCGGGATTAGATACTCTTGCACAGTGCGCCACTTGTGTTTCTATATCACCAGCATATCCATGAAACTTACTATAATTAATTAACTTTACTTGCATAATCTATACTTTCTTCCAAAATGTAAACTTAGTCTGTGCTCTGAGTCCCTCAAATGTATTACTACTTATAATATCCTGTAAGTCACTTTGTGACATTCCATTCATAACCATCTCATTAATATCTTTTCCTTTGATTGTATCAGGCCAAATTACTACATTATGACCTAACTTGATTGCATTTTGCATTAACTTCATTACTTCTTTATTACGTGGTTCATTGTCATAAATCAAAATTATTTTTTCTGCTTTAATATTTTTTGCTGTCAATGCAAGATTAGAATCACCTGATGCAAGGCAGTTATTTAGAAACAAAGAATCAATCGGACCTTCTACGATATACACTGGTTGTTTTAAATCAATTCTATCCATACCATAGACTAGTTTCTCATTACTTTCATTTGTGCGTATTGTAACGTATCTTAACTTCTCACTGGCATTTTCTAATGCACGACCAGATATTGCAACTAAACTATTGTTTTCATCATAGAATGGTATCACTAGTCGTTTATCTGCAGTTATCTCTTTTCCATGCGTTGGATAGATTTCATCACAGAACTTCTTATAATTATCAGTATAATACAACATACTGAGAATATCTTTAGTCATCTTACGTGATTCACAATACCTAATACAGAAATGTTCTTTTGATAGTTTATCACATCTTTCTGCATTTTCGTATTGTATATCAGTTTTCAATTTACCAAACTTAAATGAAGGTACATCTATAGCAATCTTTACTTTATTATCTTTAAATACTTCACCAGATTTGTATCGTTCCATTAGATATTCTTTGAATAGACTACCATCTAATGTTTTAATAAGATTGCCAATACTCATACTCTGCCCACAGTTGTGACAGCGATAGAATAGATTGTTTACTTTACGGTAGATATAACCCCGCATTTTGCTGAGATTCTTTTTAGAATCCCCACACAAAGGACAACGGCAAGCAAAGAGATAATCTTGCTTGCGCTGAAACTTTTCAAATCTTGGGGTTAATAGAAGAGTATACTTAAGATCAATAGATAATGACATGATTCACCATAATAAAGAAACATTATAACACAAACTACTCAATAATACAATGTAAAACTAGATCATTACCTAAAATAGTTTATCCAATTTTACATGTGCCAATATGTAACCAATAACAACTGCACCACCAAATATCATGAAACGCCACTTCTCAAGAACAGAAATTCTATTTGAGACAGAATCAAACTTCTCCATTAAACACCGGTGTTGTTCTTTTTGTTCGGCTCTAATCTCTTTTAATTCATCAACGACAAATTGAACTTTATTTTCCAAAACTGCTATCCTTGATTGGGTGTCTATCATTTCCATTTTATTTCTTAGGTGCCTTCTCTGGTACTTTAGTGCCTTCTAACTTTTTATGCACTTTGATTTTCTTGCAGTCTTGTGCAGTCTTACCAGTTTTCTTATCTACAACTGGTTTACCATCTTTACCTACACGGTCATGGCATACTTCTTTTACTTCTGCTGCATTAACATTATACACGAATCCTAACAAAAGTGTGGCAATTAATTTTTTCATGATAGTCCTTATAGTGGTGGTTCTGCGGCAGGCGCAGGTGCAAGTTTACCTGTTGATGAATATGATACTGGTGCTGATGTTGGAACAACTGCGGGTGTGGGTGTAGGTGTATATGTTGAAACTGGTGTTGGAGTAGGTGTTACAACTGGTGTAACTGGCGGTGGGTTTACTGCAGCGCCAGCAACTTTCTCTTGTGTTCTACCATATGCAGATACACCTAATACTGCACCCATTGCAACATGAAACAATCCACCACCTTGTAGTGTGATTGGTACCCATTGTCTAAATGCATCATTAGCTGCTTGCACTTCCCAGAATTGAACAATAGTAAACATTATTGGAAACAATGCAAAGTCACACAGACAACAAAACATATACATAAATGCCATCATGGGACGCCACTTCTTTTGCATCCAATCTTCTTCTTTTTTTTCTACGATATCAGCCATATTATTTTCCTTTAATTACTTACTAAAACTGTTCTATAACAATTACAATTTGCATCTAAAATTTGTTCGTAATGATAACCTATTGGTGCACCTGGTTGAACATATGTAACAGGTGGTGGATTATATATCATTGGAGGTTGATTATATATCACAGTTGGTCGTGACATAATATATCCTGCAGTAGCACCAAGTAACAATGGTGCTACCCATGAACTGCGATTGGGTTCTCTGTAGTATCCACCGTGATGCCCGTGATGATGTTGTGCTAATACATTACTTGATAACAATAATGTAATAACTAACAATATCTTTTTCATATTACCCTCCAAATACGTGAAGTGCATGATCGTAATGTTTTTGTCTATCTGCTAAACCTAATGTACCACCATTGATTCGTTTAGTCATTGTTAAGATATCACCTTTATCAGCAAAGGTATTTAAATTGTTTGTTTCCCAAAACCAACATGCAGATTGTGCAGCACCTTCAAATGTTCCAAGATACTCTGGCACATCATCAATTGACATTTCTAAACTATCTGCGAATGCCTGATAGTTATTCTTACCAGTTAACTGAATCAAACCACGACCACAATACTTCCAACCATCACCAGATGCCTCATCGCCATTACCCATGCGATTACCATAAGCACGATTAGCAATCTTTGGTTGATTATGTGCGTATTGTGCTGCGATATCAGGTGGAAACAATCTTGGCCATACTCTTGATAGTGATGATGCAGTATAGTTTAGATTCTCTTTTAATGCTCTAAAGTTACCACTCTCTTGAGCACACTGTGCAATAAATGCTGCGGCACGTTTAGGTGTGTTAATTTCATAATCAGGTAATAGAATGTTCAATGCATCAAACCAATGGTCAACATATTGATTACCAGGAATACATTGTCCTAGTTTCTGTGCAGTAAAATCAAATGTAAATTCACTCATAAAATCTCCTAGGCAACTGCCTTTGCAATGTTAATAATATTTACCAGTATTTCTCTATACATAATGTTTTCATCTAGATATGCAGTTTGATCTTCAATTGATTGCATAACATCCATACTTTCAATTAACTCTTTGAATTCATCTGCAGAGATAGTACCTGCAGAGTATGCTTCTTTAATATCTGATGCTTGTTGTGCTAGTGCTTGTAAACTCATGATCGTGGCCTCTTAGCAATTACTTTCTGAATTTCTTCTGCGGATGATGCTATAGATTTTAATTTTAACTCACAATATGTTTTATTAATTTCTTTTGATGTGCTATATCGTTTCTGTAAATCTGTAGTAAGCACATGAAGTAAATCTACAGGTTTAAATGTTTGTTCGTTTCTTGGTAGATACTGACTGTAATTCTTTAATTCATGTGCCATATCGTTTAGATTTTCTGATATAACTTTGATTGTGGCACTATCATTACAGTATGGTTGTGCTAATTCTGCAGTTGATCTTACTTTATTGATTAAATTATATTCACCTGGATCATATTGTGCAATCATGAATCTATCAATAGATGAACAACCAGATAGGTATACTAAAGGTAGACCAGATAGGAATAATAACACAAATAATAGGTTTTTCATTTCAATTTATCCTCATATAGTTTCTTTTGTTCTTTATACCATTGCTGCCAACCAATCACTTGTTCTCTGGTTTGATAGTAGGTTGCGTAGTTGTCTGTGACAGTTCGTAGGACATCACTAATTTTAACTTTGGAGGTTCCTTCAACAGTGCTTCCGGTACTTGGGGAAACGGTATTTTGACTGGCACTGTCGTGGAGCACGATTGCAGCATTAGACAACTCACACTTATTGTCATACTTAGTAACAATGGTTTCAATAACTTTAACATTTTCATTGGCATTCTCTCTTACTATTTTAACTCTATCAACATATTTAGTCTGAATAACAGTATTAACTTTTTCAGATTCTACTTTAACTTCTTCTACTCTGGTTTCTATCTCTGCAATTCTGGCACGATAATCTTTTGTGCCGTAATAATTACCTTCATAGAATACACCAAATAGAATAATTACTAATGCAAAAGGTGTTACTAATATCTTATATGGTCCTGCAAAATAACTACTAATGAATACTACAATACCAAACAATACAATACCATGAATTGCCCATAGTAATGCTTCAGTTGGTATTAGACTCATCAAAAACATTAGTTACCTTTACCATATCTCAAATACATCATTGCACCGGTTTGTTCATCTTCAAGAACAATACCTTCTTTCCAATTCTTATTTGCAAATTCAGCAATCTCTTTACTTATCTCTGCATCACCTAGATATGCTTCAAATCTCATACCTTTACGTTTTAACATTCGTGCCATTACAAAATTCTTTGTTGGCACTTTGAATACTTGTGAACCAGCAAACTTCTTTCTCTTTTCTATACCAGGTTCTGCAAAACGACCTGTGCCTAGACCTGCAATCTGACCACCACCAACATTATTGGTGATTGCACCTTCTCCATCTTCATCTAACTGCTCGATATGTTCTTTGAATGATATCATTTAATTTGCCTTAATACTTCTGCAATTCTCATATCAACAGGAATATCTGCAGAGATAATATTCTTGTCTCTAATACCTTTTACAACTGATGGCATATAATTCAAATATAACAAATACGTTTTCAATGCAGGGTAATCATCAAGAGTCATCTTATAAAATAGAATTCTCGTTGATGCTTCTACACCAAAAACATTATATATTACCACTAGATGATTAATAACTAATCGTTCTCTTAACTCACCATACTTGCGATACCGAAGCAATAGTCTCTTAATGTAATTAAACTTTTTCATGTCTTGAGTAAATTCACTCATAATGCAGTTAGGTTTGTCATACGCCTTTGCTGCATACAATAATATATTGTTACTGTTTAACGAATCAAAAGTCATTAAGTTTCTTCGGTATCTTCCCCATCTGATAGTAATTCTTCTATACGCTCACTGTTACCCATCTCAGCATAGAATTCATAATAACCATCATCTGTTTTGCCATAGATTACATATACAAGTCCTGCAACTTCTTCAGTTTCAATCTTCTTTGCACTTAATATAAACTCATCATCATCTGGATTTAACCCATAGATTACAGGCATATCCAGACGATGATTGTATAAAATGCTTCTGATTCTTTGTATGCCAGATTCTGGTGTTAAGATATTCTTATCCAGATTCTCAGCCAACGAATCATTTACTTCATCAAAATTATTCATTAGGAATCAGGATAGATTGAATCGTCAGCACCATCAGATGTCAATGAACCCATTGCAACAATAGTTTCACTACTTACACGATTAGCACGACCACCCATTACTAATGTAAATGCAGCATTACCTGATGTAGGAACAGCAACTGGTGT